TCATGCCAACGAAGGCAGCACCACCGTCGCCGTACGGCCGGGCGCAAAGCTCCCCATCTGCCTGATGGAGACGGACAGCACACCGCCGCCGCCCACCACCCCTTCCGCCGCCGCCATCGCTGCATCATAGCGCCACTGCGACACGTCGGTTTCCGCCGTCCGCACCACCACCCCGCCAGCGCTCACCGCAATGGCATAGCGCTCGCTCTCCTCGCCCAGCGGCACATCGACGCCGTCGCTCCAGCGCCACCCGCCCCGGCTGCGCCGCACCCAGCCGATCGTCCACCCGCCTTCGCCGTCGGCCATCACCCGCACATGCACGGGTGCCAGCGGGATCAGCGCCTCGCCGGTCATCGCCAGCGCCGCCTCCGCCGGCACGACATCGCCCAGGCCGATCGCCATCATCCGCAGCGTCGCGCCGGGCAGGATGGCGCTCGCCGGCACCGCCACCAGCCGGTCCGCGTCGATCATCATGAACGGCTCGTCCGCGCCATGGCCGGCGCAGGCCCATTCCGTGCCCCGCCGCCCGCGCAGCAACCGGCTCAGCCGAAAGCGCCGCGCCGCGATCGGCTGCACCCGCCCGAACTGCACCAGCTCCCCGCCGACAAGGCACAGGTTCGCGCCCCGCCCCAGCGCCTCATCATCGGTGGCGAGCAATTCCATGTCCTCGGCCAGCAACTCCACCTCGATGGCGCCGATCTCGTCGAACATCGTCGTCGGCCCATCGGCGAGCGGCGCCATCATGCGGCCCAGCACCGCCGCCGGTGCCGTCTGCCCCGCCACCTCGGCAATGCCGCTCGCGGCGTCCACCGTGAACAGCGCCGCCCGCCGCCATCCCGCCGATGCGCCCGCTGCCGCAACCACCACGCTCGCCGCCACCGGCGCAGCCTCGTCCAGCGGCGGCAGGTCGGCGAGCAGCAATGTCGTCGCCCCATGCGGCACATCCGCCTGCAACACCGGCGCGCCCGAAGACAGGCCGGACGGCACAGGCACGCTCACCCCGCCACCCTCCGCCACCCGCTTCAGCCCCAGCGCAACGCCGCCGTCATCCCATTCCCGCGCCTCGACCAGCCAGAGCCCCGCCTGCCCTTCCACCGCCACCAGCGCGCCCGCCGGATGCCGCAACGCGCTCCAGTCCGCTTTCAGGTCCATCCGCCGCCGCCCGGCCCAGTCGCCCGCCAGCCGCCGGTCTGCCAGCATCCTTGCCCGCGCCGCGCCGATCACCGCCGGCATGTCGATGCTCGTCTCGCTGCGGCCGGGTCCGGGCCGCACCGCCTTCTGCACCCCCGCCTGATAGTCACGCGCCGGATCATAATGCCGCACCGACAGCCGTACCGGCACCGTCTCGGCCGGCTGGCGCGATGCCTGCCAGGGCTCGCTCGCCGCGCCATCCAGCCGCACGACCAGCGCATTCCGGCGCACGATACCCACGGCATCCCCATCCGGCACCGCCCGCCGCCCGCTCAGCAGCAGCCGGTCGTCGGTCAACCGCATATGCAATCCCTCGGCCGCGATCAGCGGTGCCAACGCAGCGCCCAGACTGTCACCGCTCGCCGCATAGCCCGCGACCGCCCCGGCATCCTCCCCGCCGATCCGCCCGCCGCTCATCACCTGCGCGATCTCGCCGATCTCCACTTCGCCCTCGTCGGCGACCAGCTCGAACGTCAGCGAGGGGATGCGATTGCCGAAATCGGCCAGCGCCAGATCCTCGAACACCGCATAGGCCATGCCGCGATGCGCCGGCGTCGCGCCGATCCCCTGCGCCGCCGCGATCAGCGGGTCGAGCGCCTGCCCCTCGCCGCCATCATGGAAGCGAAACGCGCCGATCTCCGCCTTGAAATCACCCGCCGCCCCGCGCAGCAGATTGCCGTCCGCCCAGATCCGCCCGACCCGCAGCGCCCGCCGCGCGGAGAGCGCCACGGCAAAGCTCGCCGCATAGCTATATTGGGTGACGCTCGGCCGCCCCTTGCCGCCGCCGCTCTTCGTCTTCGTCTCGCGCAGGTCGGTCGCCCAGATCACCGTGCCGGCGATCCGCATGGTGCCGAAAATCTGCGGAATCTGGCTGCCATAGGTCGACGTCTGCACCTGCAGGTCGCTCAGCCGCGGCCCCTGCCGGCTGCCGCTGCCGATCACCATCTGGTCGACGGATCGCCCGAGCAGCGCGCCCAGCGCGCCGCCCATCGGCCCGCCGACCGCGGTGCCCACCGCCGTCAGGATCAAGGTCGCCATCGCCGCTTCCCCTTATAATAATGTGTGTGTGATGATGCGGTGAGGATGCGCCGCGCCTATCGCCCGTCCCGCCACATGCCGATCACCGGCCAGGGCGCCTCCCCCGGCATCTCCACCACCCGGCGCAATCCGGCATGGGCATGGACGGTGCCGCCCTCGACCCGGATCATCAGGTGGAACTGCGCCGGCCCCGGCTGCACCAGCAGCAGGTCGCCCGGCCTGCCCGTCCGCACCCGCCGCATCCCGGCCGCCTTCAGCCAGAGCGCGAAGAGATCCGCATTGCCGCCGCGCAGCCCATAGCGCCCCGGCTCCGCCTTCGCTCGTCCCGCGCCCGCCAGCGCCAGCAGCGCTAGCCCCACGCAGTCCACGCCCCGCTCCGCCGATCGCCCGTGCAGCCGGAACCGCACGCCGACATAGCCGCGCGCCGCAGCCGCGATCCGTTCTCCCCGCCGCGCCATCGCCTATGCTCCCGGATAGCGGGTGAGCAGGTCGTTGCCCGGCAGATAGGGCTCGCCCCGGAAGTTCACCGCATTGCCGAAGCGCCCAGAACATGTCGCCATCTGCTTGTCGCAGCCTTCGGTCAGCATCGCCCGCGTCCCCGGCAGCACCGCAAAAGCCGGCGGGTCCGCCAAGGTCACGCTCTGTGCGTCCGACATCATCACCGCCTGCGCCATCCCGGCATTCTCCCCCGTCATCCAGCGGAGCAGGCCAAAGGCATAGGCACCCTCCACCAATCCGCCCTCCGCCACTCCGCCGCCCGCCACCATCACCCGCATGTCATCGACCGAAGCCACCACCACCAACCGCCCTCGCCCGGCCAGGTCGATCCGGCACGCCCGGTCGCCCAGCGCCGCCCGGCAATCGGGCGAGGTCGCCGGCGCGATCGCCTCGTCCAGCACCGCCCCCGGCCCCACCAGTTCGGCAGTAAAGGCCTCCCCGCTGCGCTCGACCGCACTGATCGTCCCCCGCGCCAGCTCCAGCCACAGCGCGCCGGGGTCGGTCCATTCGGTCAGGTGCAGCCACAGCGCCGCGCCATCCCAGCGCCCTGCGTCCAGATCGACATCGCTGATCGCGTCCCCGCCCACGATGCCGCGCACGTCCATGCTCTCGCTCTGCGCATCCGTGCCCCAGCGCACCGCAGAAGGCACCATGCCCGGCGCCGCGCGATAAGGGATGCCGCCCACCATCAGGTCGCGGTCATGGCTGGTCAGCCCGATCGTCACCCCATCCCGCCGCGCGATCCGCCAGCAAAAGGCGAGCGCGGCGAGCGGCTGCGCCAATATCGCCGCCACCTCCTCCGTCATGTCGCTCATTCCCTGATCTCCACCAGCGGCACGGACGGCGCCTCGCCCGCGGCAAAGGTCGCGCGACTGATCTCCAGCCGGTCTTCGGCAAAGCGCACCGGCACGTCGAAGCGGAACCCCGCCGTCAGCACCGCACCCGCGCCCGGCGCAACATCGAAGGCGATCACGCCCTTGCCCGCATGGGTCCAGCCGCCGTTCCTCTCCACCCCGTCCACCGCGACCCGGATGCTGCCCTCCACCGGCCGGGTGATGATCCGCTGCTGTGGTTCTTCGCCCCCACCATAATATTTGCACAGCGGGAACGCGCTCGCCGCGCCGTCCCCCACCCCCAGCCGCTGGTCCAGCGGTCCCGGCACCACACCCTGCGCGCAGGATCGGTCGTCGAACGGATCGCTGAACCGAAAGCCCCGCGCCGCCCCCCGCCGCGCCCGGAAGAACGCCACCAGTTCCGCCAGATCCGCCTCTGATCTTATCCCCGGCCCCGCATCGAAGCTCAGCCGCGCGTCGGCCCATTCGCTGCTCCGCCGCTCATGGCCGGACATCCCCTCGGCGATCCGCGTCGAAAATTGCGGCACCACGCTCGCCTGCCTGCCGATCGCGATCGGAAAGGCCACATCGTCAAAAGCCCGCATCGCCGCTCCTCCCTCTCTGAAACAGGTAAAGCCATCGCGCGACACCTGCGGCAGCGCCCAGATGAAGGTCGCCGCCGTCCCGCGCGCCACCGCCGCGTCCGCCGCATCGGCGATCCGCGCCCATTGCCCCGCATCCTGCGCCGCCAGCACGAAGCCGGCCAGATAATGTTGCGCCGACACCGGATAGCCCAGCCGCACCGTCGCCGCCGCCACCCCCGCCTCAGTCAGCGTGGTGCGCCCCTGCGTCACCCAGTCATAATCTTCCAGCTGCAGCACATCGAAGGCTGGCGCTGCCCAGCCGACCGGCAGGTTCGCCCGCTTCGCCTCCGGCATGTCGGGGTCGAGGATCGTCGGCAGATAGGCGAGCAGATGCGTGCGCGTGTCCGATGCCTCATCTTTCACCGCCGCGCACAGCGCCGCCGTCGATGCCGCCAGCACTGCCCCCGCCCGGTCGAGCAGCGTCCTCTGCCCGGCATCCAGCGCCCCGCGCATGTCGGCTATCGCAACACCCGCATCGCCCCACGCGCCCCGCGCGGCATCGTCATACAGACAGATGCGCCCGTCCGGCATGATCCACCACCATGGCTCCCCCACCTGGAAGCGCGGCGCCAGCCCCGCCGCCACGCCGATCGCCACGAAGGCGCGCGCCACCGCCTGCAGCCATGCCATCGCCCCGCCATGCGCCGGCGACAGCAGCGTCGATGGCGGGCTCCATCCCGTCAGCGCCGGATCGCCATTCTCCGCCCGCTGTTTCCATGCCGCCGGGCAATGCGCGTCGAACAGCTCATAGGAGAGCGACCAGATGACATCGAAGCCCAGCGCCGCCGCCCGCGCCGCGAAATCCCGGTGCCACGCCGCGCACGGCCCGTTCAGCACGACGCCCTCGCGCGCCACCAACCACGCCCCATCCGACCATTCCAGCCGGAAATAATGGCTCATGCCGACATAATGGTTGATCGCCCCGCGATAGCCGAGCGCCATGATCGCCCGCAGCACCCGTTCCGGCGTCTGGTTGAAACAATCGTCATAGCCCGTCGCCATCGACAGCCCATGTTCGGGCACCATCGCCTCGCCAATGCCGATCACCGATCCCGCCCCGTCACAGGCGATGCCGGTCAGTTCCACCCAGCCCTCGACCGGCACGGCAAAGAGAGCATCACCCGCATCATAGCCCGGCGCCACCAGCGATATGAACATCCGGTCCACATCGCCTGCCCAGACAGGCTGCCCCTCGCCCAACGTGAAGCCGCCGGACAGCGCCGAGAAATCCAGCACCACCTCGGCATCCTCCACATCGCCATCGGCATAGTTCCACAGCCGCACATACCAGCTGCCCGGCACGCCCGCCTCGTCGCGCCCCTCGATCGTCAGCGTCGGCCCATGCACCGCATCCAGCGGCATCACGCCCCCGCTCCGCCAGCGGAAGCGCAGGGTGCAGGCGCGGAAATCCCGGTCGATGTCATAGCCGATCAGCGCATGGTCGATCCGGTCCTCCGCCTCCCAGATCAGCCCCGCCAGATCCCCCGATCCGCAGAAGGACAGGTCCACCCGCAGCGCGTCCGGCGCGCTCGTCGTCACCGCCGCCATCATCGGCCGGGGGAAGTTGACGGTCCAGAAGGGCGGCGAGAAGCGCTTGATCACGCCCTCCTCCTGCCCCTGCCGTTTGCCGGCAAGCCAATATCCCATCCATCCTGCTCCTGTTTATGGTGCGTGTTTATTGCGAGATCGCCCCGCGCACCGCCCGCGCCACCTGCCGCGCACTGCGCGCCAGTGCCTGCGGGGCATCGCCGCCACTCCCCGCATTCACGGTAATGTTCACCCGCACGTCCCGCGCGCCGCCGCCGCCCTGCCCGGTCTCGACCCGCCCGCTGCTCGTCGGCACGAACATCTCCGGCCCACGCTCGCCGACCAGATAGGCCCGCCCCGGCGCCACCTGCCCGCCGGTCGCCCGCCCCGGCAGGCCTAGCGCCGCACCCAGCAGCCCCGCGCCCAGCCCCAGCAATCCGCCGCCGCCCGATCCGCCCAGCGACCCGATCCCCGATCGCACCGCCGCAGCCGAAATCTCGTCCAGCACGCCCAGCGCCATCCGCCGCAGATCCTCGAAGCCGAAGCGCCCCGTCCGCACCGCGCGCAGCAGCCCGGTCTCGATCGCCCGGCCAGCCCGGTCAGCCCCCGCCGCCAAGGGCCCTTCCAGCCCGTCGCGCATCACCGCCACGTCGCGCGCAAAGGCCTGCGTATCGGCGCGCACCCGCACCACCAGATTTTCGATGTCCTCATCCATCGGGAAACATCTCCTTCAGCCGGGCGATCTCGGCCGCGTCCGGCGGCACGCCGTCCGCCTGTTCGCCCCGCGCTACCGCCCATATCCCCGCCAGCTCATCCGGCGTCGCCGCCCAGAAATCGCCCGGCCGCCACCCCAGCAGCCAGGCCGCCATGCCCGCCAGCCGCGCCGCCGCCTGCGCAAAGCGCTCCGCCGCCATCCTCACCGCCCCGCCAATATCTGCCGCAGGATCGCCCCCAGCGCCGGCGTCGCCGCCGCCAGCCCCGCGCGCAGCACCGCCTCGCCAAAGCCCTCCCGCGTCAGTTCCTCCGGCGGATCGCTCAGGCAATGCCAGAACAGCCCCACCATCTCCGCCAAGGTCAGCCCGCCCGCCGAAGCCCGCTCCACCAGCGCAAACAGCGATCCCAGCTCGCCCTCCGCTGCCACCAGCGCGGCAAAGCTTGGCCGCAGGCACAGCGCCTCGCCCGCCACCATCAACGCCGCCTCGCCGCGCGCGCTATTCGCCCCGCTCACAGGCTCACCACCGGCCCGGAGCTTTCCAGGTTCATCGTGTAGCCGCGCTCGCCATTATGATCGCCGGCATAGTCCAGCCGCGTCACCAGGAAGCGCCCGCGCATCCGCTCCCCGCTCTCGAAACTCAGCTCATAATCCGCGATCGTCCCCGCCAGCGCATGGCCACGCACCCGCAGCTCCGCCGCAGAGCCCGTAAACAGCCCCGCCGCCGACACGCTGACGGAACGGATGCCCGCCCCGGACAGCAATTCGCGCCACCCGCCGCTATCCTTGCTCGTCACGTTCACGGCCTCGCCGCCCACCGACATCTGCGTCGTGCGCATCCCCGCCACGGTTTCATAGGCCGCGGGCGTGCCGCCATCCCCCACCTTCAGCAGGAACGCGCTGCCCTTCTCGATTCCCATCGCTCAATCTCCTCGAAAAAGATAAAAGGGTGCAGGCGCAGCAAGCAGCTCGCCGCAACCCGCCTCAATCCCCGCGCAGCACCCGCAGCCGATAATCCATGGTCGCGTTCCACCCGCCGCCATCGCGCTCCGCCGCGCTGCGCCGCACCGTGCGGGATCGCAGGAAGACGATGCTCCCCACCTCCCAGCTCGCGACGCCGCCAATGCCCCGCACCGCCGCGTCGGCCAGCGCCATCATCTCGCCCAGCCGACCACTGCCCTCGGCCCGGTCAAACAAAGAAAGACCGACGCGCACCTCCCAGCCCGCGACATCCTTCGTCCCCCATTCCGCGCCGATCGCCTCGCCGACCACCGCATAGGGCGCGCTCGCCTGCACCGGCGCGCCGTCATGCACGCCGTTCAGCACCGCCATCAGCGCCCCATGCCCGCGCAGCGCATCCAGCACCGCGCACCGCACCACCATCTCCGCGCTCATGCCCTCTCCTCCTGCACCCACAGCGCCGGATTGCGCAGCCACGGATCACCCGCCCACCGCGCCATCAGCCCCGCGCCGGAGAGGATCACCGCCTCCCCCTCCACCCGATAGGCATAGGCCATCGGCCACCCCCGCGCGTCCGCCTCCACCGACACCCGCTCGGGCCGCAGCGCGAACAGCTCCGCCGGCCGGCCCTCGCCATCGGGCAAGATCTGCACATAGCCATTGCCGTGCAGCAGCAGGTGGACGGCCAGCGTCTCCACCAGCCCCTGCCCGCCCGATCGCGCACTCACCAGCGCGAGCATCCGCGCCCGGTCGTCAGCCGATCCGCCGGCGTTTCCGGCAGCCTCGCTCCCGGCGCCATCACGCGGAACGCCATCATGCCCGCCTCGCCGATCCCGCCCATCGGGCACCTCCACCGCCTTCAGCGCCGCACCGCCGCACGCCTCCGCCACCATCCGCACCGCGCGCTGGGCGACAGGATTGCCCGCCATCCCGGCCCGCACCTGCGCCTCATAGGCACTGGGCCACTGCCCCATCCCCTGACCGACACCCAGCCCGATCCCGGCGCCTCCGCCTCCCTGCCACGCACGCGACAAAAATGGCCGCGCAGGCACCTGCGCGGCCTTGCGACCGAAAAATTTCATGTGACTGCTCCTGACTTCAGATCATGATCCCGGCCAGACTGGCTGGCCTCATCCGGCAACGCGCCTATCCCCGTCCCGCAACCCTCAACGCTGGCCTAAGGCCGTAAACGACGATACCATCGGGTATGGCCAAAAAACCGCCTCCCTCATCGCCAGCATCGGCCCCGCGCGCCACCGGCGCCCGTGCAACGGGTGCTGCGGCAACCGGCGCGACCGCCATCGGTGCCTCCGCGATCGGGTCCATGGCCATCGGCGCATTGGCACTGGGCGCCGCGGCCATCGGCGCGCTGGCGATCGGCCGCCTCAAAATCGGCCGCGCCCGGCTCGGCCGCGTCGACATCGGCACGCTCAAGGTCGACCGGCTCGAAATCGGCGGCCACCCCGCCCAGCCATTCACCGCCCTCATCCGCATCCGCGCCGCGCCCGGCAAGGGAGAGGCGGTGGAGCAACTGCTGCACGAACCGGGCCTGCTCGACCCCGCGCCCGGCGGAATAATGGCCCCCGCTGTCACCCTGCACCGATCGCCACATGATCCCGATCTTTTCCTGATCCAGCACCATTATGCGGACCAATCAGCCTTCGATCCTGCCGCCCACACCCAACGCATGCACGACATCCGCCACCGCCTTGCGACCGAAAATCTTGTCGAAGGCCTGCCCGCCGATGCGGTGCAGGACGATGTCTTTGAGAGAGTTGAACCCGAAGCCGCAAAGGCGCCGCATTCCGCCAAATAATTGCAGGCGGGAGGACAGAGCGGCTGTTTAATTCATGAGATGCCCTGTTTAAGTGACGAGTGTTTCTGCGTTTTTAAATGCTTTGCGTCTCTTGATTCTTGAACTCATCGCCAACAAAATCCGAAGGATCAGGACGTTTGAGCGGGGCTCCAGTCAGGAGTGCCGTCACCGCTACCAAGCGTTCTCCAATCCACTCTCTCATAAAATTGCGGTCGTCTTCAGACATCTGATCACTCCCTAACCGGGCAGATATGTCGTCCAAAAACAAGCAAGACCCTTCCAATGTGGTGCTCACCGCAAGGAGACGTCTTGCTATTGAATTACTTCCCTGATCGTCCAGTTCATATATTGGAAACTTGTTCATCTCGTTGACGACGCTTCTTATGGCCAGAGCCGCCGCCTTAAGATTGATTGCTTGAGGCAAGAAGTAAGCTGAGGTGCGGTGAAAACTCTCCAAAGCTTCGTAACCGTGTGCGAGGAGCCTTTCACTAGCATTGCGCAGCTGCCGTTTGCGTCGCCAATGCGGTGCGAAGGCCGTGAAATAAGTGACAGCCAACGCGATGATCGCGCCAAAGAACTGCGCCCAACCTGCCAGCCTGTCGTGAACTTCCAGCCATATAATTGCATTGCTCATGACACCATCATTTCTCTACTTAATTGCAATGGCAAGAGGTTGGATTTTTCGAAATTTTATGTGCCCATATCAGCTTTTGGCTACTCACAACTTCTGAACAAATATAACCGATAAGTGGGCAGTCCCCCTCACATCCCCCTTATCCTAACCTCACCCCCACCCCGCCCCAGCATCAGCGCGCTCATCGCCCACACCAGCGCATCGGCGCGGTCCGGGGAGCGGCCCGGCCCTTCGTAGCCGCCGCCCGTCATCATCCCGCACATCTCGTCCTCCAGCGCGGGGAAGGCGCCGGCATGTACCACCTTGCCCGTCTCGTAGAGCGCCGCCACCGGCTCCGCCCGCGCGCTCTTGCCCCGGCTCGCATGGACGAGCGTCACCGGCAGGGCGCCGTCGGCCGCGCGCAGCACGCTTTCCACCATCGCGCCGCCATTATTGGCTTCGGCGATCACCCGGTCGGCGCCCCGGCGCGCGGCGACATCGGCCACCGCCCGCGCCCAGCCTTCGGGCCGCAGCCCGGCGACGCTCGCATCCTCGATCACCACGCCGCGTCCCCGCGCATCCAGCCCGACCGCTACGATGCCGCAGGCGTCGCCGGTCACCCCCGCCGGCGGATCGACGCCCACCACCACGCGGCGCATCTCACCCCGATCATCTGCCGCCACCCGGCACGCCTCGATGATCGCCCGCGTCCACAGCGCCCCGTCCAGTTCCTCGATCAGCTCGCCGTCCAGCTCCTGCCGCCCCAGCCGCGTGCCGCCATAGTCCCGCGTCACCGCGTCCAGAAAGGCCGGGGCGAGATGCGCGGCATTGTCCGCCGTGCGCCCGCGCGTCACTATTACGTCGCGCCTGGGTACATCGCACTCAGGCACATCGCGCTCGGATACGTCACTCTGGGGTAAGTCGCTCAAGAGCACATCCCAATCGGGCAGGTCGCGCCCAGACAAGCCGAACGCAGCCACATCCCGCTCCGCCCCGTCGCGCGCCATCACGCTGCGCTCCGCCACGCCGCCCGCCGGCCCAGCCCGCCGCCCGCGCTCCCGCCCCGCCTGCGCCAACAGCCGCCGCACCAGCGCCACCGGCCGCGGCGTCGTCGTCGCCATCACGCGCGGCGCATCGCCCAGCCGCAGCGCCAGCATCAGATTGTCCCATGCATCCTCGCCCCTCGGCCATTTGGCGATCTCGTCCGCCCAGCCATGGCTGAACTGCGGCCCGCGCAGCCGCTCCGGGGCGGACGCGCCAAAAACCTGCGCTTCCGCCCCGGAAGGCCAGCGCAGCACGCCCAGGCTCGGCCGCCACACCGGCCGCTCGCCGGGCGGCGCGATCGCCAGCAGCCCGCTCTCGCCCTCCACCATCACGCCGCGCACCTGCTCCGGCGTCGCCCCCACCAAGGCGATCCGCGCATTGCCATCGCCCTGAGCAATGGCCCGCACCCATTCCGCCCCGGCCCGCGTCTTGCCAAAGCCACGCCCGGCCAACACCAGCCACACCCGCCAGTCGCCCACCGGCGCCAGCTGCTCCGGCCGCGCCTGCACCGCCCAGTTCCAGCGCAGCCCCGCCTGCTCCCGCGCGCTCAGCCCGGCGAGCACGCCCTCCATCTCGGCGTCGGGCAACAGGCTCAGCGCATCCCAGTCGGACCCGCTCATGGCCTGCGCGCCTTGGTCGGGATGTGCGGCTTCCCCGCCTTCCCCTTCGCGCCAAGGCCAGCCACAGCGGCACCATCCCCGCCCCGCGCCAACCGCTCCCGCGTTTCCAGCAGCCGCGCCCGCAGCAGCTGCGCCACCTCGTCGCCGGATCGCTCGCCCCGCCTGCCCGTACCCTCGCCGCGCAGCACCTGCACCCGCGCCTCGATCTCCGCCACCCGCGCGCGATGCATCCCCAGCAACCGCATCGCCGCCGCGACATCCCGCTCTCGCGCGATCGCCGCCTTGGCATCCTCGCCCTGCGCGCCGCTCAATGCCGCCCTGGCCCAGCCCACCATGGCCATTTCCAGCATCGCATAGCCTTCCAGCAGCGCCAGATCCCACAGCAGCCGGAACTGCTCGTCGCGCAAGCGGAGCCGATAGACATGCCCCCGGTCGATCCCCGCCGCCTTCGCCGAGGCCGTGACGCAGGAGCTATCGATCAGCGCCATCAGGAACGCCTCCTTCTGCGCCATCGTGATCCGGGGCCTCGGCCCGCGCAGGAACGCGGCGACCTTTTCCTCGCCGGCCGCCCGGCGTGGCGATGCGCCGTGCTTCGCCAATTCCCTCTTCGCCCCGACACCCTTCGCTTCGGAACCCTTCGCCTGCGCGCCCCGAGCCTTCACGCCCTGCGCCATCGAATCTTGCGCCTCCGCATCTTCCGTACCGGCCAGCACCGCCTCGCCATCCATCACCCGCGCAACCGCACGGCCCTGCTCCTCACCCAT